GGGAAAGTAAATACAGGAAAATCAACAATAACAGGTAACATACGATAACTATGCCAGATATTCAACAATCATTATTGGATTTTGATGCAACTATCAAAGCCAAACCCAACTTAACCACAAACGAATTGATGGCTAAGTTTCCTGAGTTTAATAACGATCCAAAACTATTACAAGCAGCACACGACTATTCGGCCACGTTGAATGCCGGAAAATATGATCAACCAACGCTGAACAGTAAGTTTCCTGAATTCTTTGGACAAAAAACACCAATGGCCCGACCAGAAGAACAAAACTTTATGTTTCAGGGAATACCACAACAGCAGCAAGCGGTAAACGGTAAGCAGGAAGCAAAACCATTGACAGATAAAGAAGCGAAGAAAACTATTTATGGTGGAATGCCAGGAGTAACCAAAATAGGTGATGTTTCTATATTGCCTACAGGTGGCGGTTATCAGAATACCAAAGGAAAAGCAAGTGTAGAAGAACTTCCTACACAAACAAAAGAAGTTGCGGTACCTACACAATCGGTTTATGGAGATGCACCACAACTGAAAGTACAAACGATCACCACCGATCCTGATGCACCGGTGAATGATTACGTGCCGAATGAATATGAAAAAGCCATGTTCAAACAAGCTCAGACTATTTCGAGAGGAGTAACAGAACAGGAATTCAACCCACAATTCTATAAAGACGCAGCGCAAGGAGCTATAAATTCTTTGGCCGGAATTGGTGGATCCTCATTAAAAGGGATTGGAGATATAACGAGCAAAACCGAAAGTTTAGCCGGAGTAGACTTTTTTGATAGTTATGGAAAAAAAATTCAGGACCTTGGAGAAAAGGCCAGTAACTACGCACGTAAAAACTCAAATTATTCACCCGGTCAGAAAATAGGCGGTTTATTACCACTTGCCGGTGCTGCAGTTGCGGATATAGCATCCGGTGGAGCATTGACACCCGCTATAACAGGCGTATTTGCAGCGTCAGGTTATGGCGATGGATTGGAAATGTACGACGAAGTAAACAAAGGAAAAGAAACCAACGAATATGCACGCACAGGCGCGGGACTACTTTACGGAGCAGTAATGGCCGGAGCAGCTAATTATTTGGTAGGTAAAACCATTCCCAAAGGTCTTTTATCAGAAGCCGTACAATCCGTATTCAAATCAAACCCTGAATTGTTGCGGACAGGCGGTGAAGCCGTTATGAATTCATTTGCAAAAGCGCAACCATCCATAGTAAAACAACTCATGCGAAATACACTGCATGGCGTTGGCACCATGGAAGCAATGGATTTGAGTAAAAATGCCATTGATGAAATTTATGGTAAACATCACGATCTGAAAGACTGGATTAATACAGCTACAGAAGCAGCAGTAACCGGAGCTATCTTTTCGGGGCTTACTTCTCCATTCTCTATTCATGCACAATCGAAAGCTAACATAGAACGCAGAAACGCACAGGGACAAGTAGCAATCACTTTTGATGAAAAAGGTAAGCCGGTGGAGATACTAAGTGGTAACAAAGGATTGACACCCGAAGGAAAAGAAGTAACCTTGTCGGAAAACAGTTTGAATAATGCTTATAGCATGACCACTACTGATTTCAACAATGCGTTGAAACAATATGCTACGACAGGAAAAGCAACCATCAACGAGAGAGATGTGTTTTCGAACAAAGTAGCCGGCACATTGACAAGACTTGCAAACAATGGAAATGTAACCGTGGCCAGAGATGAAAACGGAAATGCATTGTATGTGATTGGAAAGAACAATGACGGCCTAATGGGAATGGATGTAAGCGGTAATGTTGTGAATATACCGAAAGAATCACCTATGGAGTCGGCCAACATAGCTGACGTGCATCAATCGATCCTACACGAATACGACAAGCGTAACGCATTTTATCAAGAACCAACCTACCAACAAGCTATCAGTAACCCTGAAAGCATTGTAAACCCAACTATACCTACTGACGTGGATGTTATGAACCCACAACCACACATTGAAACAGGTATTAAAGCTGCGGAAGCTAAACGGGTAATGGATGAACAGTTGAACGGTTTAGGAATACAGTTTGATAATACAGTGCTTACACTTGAACCAGAAGCAAAAAAACAAGTATTGGCAGATGTGATGAATGATGCACAGCTCAATGAACTACAAAAACAATCGATCATCAATTATTTGTCGACTACATCAAAATCTATACAACTTGAAAACGCTGCACAGGAAGCATTGACAACAAAATTACAGCAAGCACAACAACAAGTTGAAAAATCGGTGAACCCTACTACCGGAACAGTTGTAACCGCGCGTATAAAAGGAGGAGATGAAAATGAATCATTCCCTGTTATTTCGGGATTGGCCGTAACGAAAGACGAAAGTAAACAAGACCAACCGTGGATGGTTGATCCTGAGAAATCAGAACAAGCCGTTTATTATAAAGATGCTGACGGCAAAACGCAAGTTACTACAGCCGATAATATGGAAGTGGTTAGCAATGCTACTCCGTACGAACAGTTGGCTATGCTACAAGAGCAATATGCGCAAGAAGATGCAATGAGACAACAGGCGATACAGGAAGGAATGCGCACTTCGACAAGCTCAGTGACCACCCCTAAATCCCCTGAAGGGGACTTGAAGAGCCAAGTTTCCGAAAATGATGTAACCAATGATCAGCCAGTTTCAGATTATACTGCTGATGAGTTTGTTCGTTTGAAAGATGGAACGTATGGTACCATTACGAATGTGACACCGGAAGGATATGAAGTAACGGCAGAGAATGGTACTTCTAAAATGGTTGCGGAAAGTGACATACTACCCGAAACACAGTTGCGCGGATTATCATCCGGTGACACGGTGAGTTATACAACTTCGACAGGCTCAGTGGCCGAAGGTATACTTCAGATAGATCCAACATTGCGGAAAGAAGGAAAGATATTGGTGAATGATGAAGAAATAAACATTGATCAGTTATCTACCCCTAAATCCCCTGAAGGGGACTTGAAGAACCAAGTTTCTGAAAATACTGGGGACGTTGTGGACAATGTAGACGATGTAAAAAATACAGTTGATAATACGCCACAATATCCGGTATTGAGAGATGGAACACCGGATTTTAATGCGATGAGTGATGTACAGACATTCAATTATCTGAAAGAAACGGAAGGCGAAGAAAGTGCAATTTCGGCCATTAAACAAGTTGTAAAAAATACGCAAAATGAAATCCAAACTAATAATCGCGCAATTGACAAGTTCAACAAAGAAAAGTATTCCCGTACTAATAAAGCTAAGACACTTCAAGCGATTGCGAGCATTAAAGCAGGCCTTAAATCCGAGGAAACAAAACTAAATGAAAAGAAGGTAGAGCTTGAAAAACGATTGGAAGAGTTGAATAATTTAGTTAGTAGTAAGCAGTCGGTAGTTAGTAGTAAGCAGTCAGCAGTAAAAGAACCCCTTTCTCCTAAAGAGGAACAAGAAAACCAAGTTTCTGAAAATATGGGTGACATTGTGGACAATATTGACAATGCTGATGCTATTAAGACTATTGAACCATCTATTGAAGAGTCGGTGCCGGTGCGTGAGAAACAAAAATCTACTCAGATCAATCCATGGGATAAACGACTGCAGAACTTAGGTGAATATTTGGACGTTGAAGATTATGTGTTGCGGTCGATAGCCGGTGGTATGAAATTTAAGTGGACCGGTGACGGAGTAAACAAAGGATTGGGTGATGAGTTAGGACTTGCATCTTCTGCCGAAGAGAAAACAGCACGTAAAGGAATACTCAGTGATGACGGTATTACCCCACAAGAATTTGCCCATGCAATATGGGACGAATATGGTGGTGAAAATAATAACGGACGTATACCCGGACTTGATAAACTTGAAAGTCAGGATATACTCAACTTTGTATTGGATGTGGCCAACAGCACACAGACCAAAAGTGAAGCATTGAAAAAATCGGAAGAAAAGCATAAAAACCTAGACCTTAACGAAGAAGATTATTCAATATATCAAAGTTTCACCCCCGAAGAATTGAATTACCTGGAACAAATTCCGGATGATATACTATCATCTTATATTGGAATTACTAACTTTACACCCGAACAACTTGATTTAATTACTAATTTACAAAACGAATACTATGCAAACAGACAAGAAACAACCAACAACGGACAAGTTGACGAACAATCAGCGAGTACAGGCACAGGTGAACTCAGTGAAGGAATTGCGAATGAAGAAGGATCAGGATCAGGCGAAGGCACAGGACTAACACAAGCCGAAAGAGATACCAAAGAACTAGACGATTACATAGCTGAGCAAGCACATAATACCAATCCAACTGAAAAGCAAAAGGAAACTGGTATTTATGCCAAAGCTCGTGTGAACCTACAGCACCACAATATAACCATTGAAACGCTGAAAGGTACAGAACGTTCAGGGATAGACGAAGGCGGTCAGAAATGGAGCGTAACCATGCAAAATCACTATGGTGAGTTGGATGGTACGATAGGTTACGATGGTGATCCTATTGATGTGTTTATTGGTAATAATCCGAAAGAGGGAGGGATTTATGTTATTGACCAAATAACCCCTGCTAACCCCTCCGCTTCGCTCGTCCCCTTAGAAATAGGACAGTCGGGACAAGAAACTAGTAAGTTTGATGAAAGTAAGGTGATGTTAGGTTTTGACTCAGCAGAGGAAGCCAAAGCAGCCTACATGAGTAACTATTCAGAAGGATGGGATGGATTTAGTGCCATTACTCCTGCCGGTGAAAAGTTCAAACATTGGTTATACGATGGAAAGAAACAACGCAAACCATTTAGTGAGTATGTAGATACGCCGGATGCAGTTGATGCTTCGACAAGCTCAGCAACCAGTTCGACAGGCTCAGCAACCAGTGAAGAAAATATAATTGATAACGAAAAATCGATTTCATTAATTCCTGATTCATTTACTGTACAATCATTCAATGACTTTGAAAATCAATTCAATAACGGAGAAATAACCTTAGATGCGTATAAAAAAGCATTTGAAGTACTTCGTAGTAGTAAAGATGCAATAATTTCAGAACTTAATACTAAAAAGAAGGATGAACTTATTAATAGTCTTAGTTCATGGAGCAGATATGCAGCAAAAAGTGAAAAGAAAGATCGTATAGTAAAAGCTATTTACGATGATATGCTAATGACATTCACTTTCGGTTCTATTGAATATGACTTTACGACTCCACATGATGTAATGATAGCACGAAAAGTAGCACGTGCAACACAATCGGACATTGATAACCACGTAGCAGAAGTTCAAAAACAACGTGATATTTACAAACAACGTTTAGAAGAGTTCAAAAAAGCACTAACTAATCCGGAAACATTACCAGAATTCAAAATATTTATTGATAAAAATGGAATTGGTAAACTTTCGTTAGAGCAAAAAGCGAAATACGATGAACTTGTAACTGACAGAACGAAGGAAATTCGTAAACAAAACAATGAAACGCAAGCACAAGTAAGTAAAGTTGAAGGTGTAAGTATGAGCGATGTTATTGATTCGAAACATACGAAGACCGGTGCCCCATTATTTGTGGTAAAATTGAATGATAGAGTAGATAAAGACACGTACTACGAACTTAATTCAAAAGCAAAGAAATTTGGTGGATCCTATTCCTCCTATAATAAAGATGGAGCAATACCAGGATTCCAATTTAAAACACGTGAAGATGCTGAAAAATTCAAAGGTTTAGAAACTGAAAACGTATCAACCATAAACGAAACCACTCAGGAAGATAAAATTCAGAACAGAGTTTCAAAACTTCGCGATAACGCCAATAAGATGATTGAAGCAGCCGAAACGGAACTAAACCGTGAGCGACTTACAAACACTTCTAAACGTGCAAGCGAAGCCGGGCGTATGGATGAAAGAGCCAACGAACAAAAACGTATTGCTCAAACGATGCTTAATATATCCGATGCCATTGATCGTGGTGATGTAAAACTATTGGATGGAATTAATGCAAAAACTCACATTGAACTACTTGATGGATTAATTCAACAGGCGAAATATAAAGAACTGAACGAAAAGTATTCAGAGTATTCAGAAAGACAGAAACACCAGGGTGAACCTGCTACACTTGAAACACTTGAACATTTAAGAGGTGGGTATTACCCGAGTCTTTATGTTTCCAGATTAAAAGACCTGATAAAAGAATCACTTACGAAACCAGGAGTAAAAAGAATTGCAACTAAGTGGGAGAAGAATTTAGCGAAGTTTAAAGAAACTGAAAATATAAGACTGACATCCGACACAGCAGTTCAGGAAATTCAAGACATGTTGAATTCATCAAATGAAAAATACTTCTTTGATCCAATTAAAAACAGTCTTGCAGACCATAAGCGACTTAAAGCGATGGGAATTGAAAATGATTCCATGCTTCGTTCTGCATTACGTGAATACATACAATATCGTGGAGTAAAAGGTGAAGTTGACAAAGTAAAACAACTGGAACGTGCTTTAGTTGGTAAGAATGTAGGTATTGACTTTTTCCCAACGCCTAAAAAGGTAGTTAGCGAAATGTTGGACTATGCGGATATTCAAGAAGGAATGAGCGTACTTGAACCATCAGCCGGTAACGGAAACATAGCCGATGCAATAAAAGAACAAGGAATAAAACCCGATGTAATTGAAATATCTAATCCATTGCGTGAAGTATTGAGTGCAAAAGGATATAATTTGGTTGGAGATGATTTTATGGCATTTTCAGGACAAAAATATGACCGGATAGTAATGAACCCACCTTTCGGAACATCGACTGATATTGACCACGTATTGCATGCTTATGACCTATTAAAACAAGATGGAAAGTTAGTAGCTGTTATGAGTGAAAGCACTTTCTTTAGAAATGATGCTAAATCAGTAAAATTCCGTGAATTCTTAGATAATAATGGATCTGAAATTATAGATGTTGATGCAGGAGCATTTAATGACAGAACACTTTTAAATACTACAGGAGTAAAAACACGTATTGTTGTTATTGATAAAAATGACAATCATGTATCATATCAAATCAACCCTAACGACCTTATAAAAAATAACGTATCTTTGCGTGATGATTTTTCTACAGTAGAAGAAAAGCATGCAGATAGAGTATCATTAGTTCGTGAGGTTGAAGGATCCTTTGGTTTTAAAGAATCGTATGTTCCAAAAGACAGAGAAGATTTTATTCAGAAATTATCTGAATATTCTGTTTTGAATGAAAGAGAGAAAGTACTTATAAATTTAGGATTAATCGGAGGATCAGAAACAAGTGATGGTATTATCATTAATGCCATGGATGCCAAAACTGAAAAAGCACTGGCCACAACTATATTGCATGAAAATACCCATTCGATAGTACATGAAAACTTCACTTCAGAAGATTTTGATGCTGCAAAGGAATATATGTCGGAGTTAGAACCGATTTATCTGAACGATATTGAAATACAAAACTATAACGAGGATCAGAAAGCCGATGAAATAATGGCCTATGCTACTCAGGAGCTTTTGAATAAAAATTCTATTCAGGATATTATCAATGGAACTGTAAATTATAGTTCAGTACATGAACAAATTCAACCCCAAATTCAAAAAATAGTAAATACAATACAAAATGAAAACAATTCATATCAATCTAGGAACAGCACCATCTCAGGTAAACCTGACGGACGAAGAGTATCAGGCACTTCAACAACTTTTGGAAAAAGAAAATACCCCAGTAGACCCAGAAAAAATGAAGGATCTGATAATAGAAGCAGTGACGATGCTTCGGCAAGCTCAGCAACCAGAGACACCATCGACATCGACGGAAAACAGCGAAGTACCACCAATAGTTTAGGAAAACCGATACACAGTACCGAAGAAGGAATACGCAATTTCTGGAAATGGTTTGGTGATAGCAAAGCAGTTGATAATTCAGATAGACCATTAATTGTTTATAGAGGCACAAAAACAGACCAAGGATCTATAATTGGTAATGGTAAAACACCTATATTTTTCACAGATAATTTAGAAGCTGCCAAAAACTATGCAAATGGAATGGGATTCAGTAAACCTGAAAACCCTACTATTATTGAAGCGTATTTAAAAACGCTTGATCCTAAAATTGAAGATTTTGAGGGAGAAGAGGACAACAATGTTATTTGGAATGCAGAAGATTTGATTCAGTCAAAAGAAAACGACGGATATTTTGCCTTAAATACCAATGATGGACAATTTGAATTAAATCAGTATATTGTATTCTTACCTACTCAAATAAAATCAGCTACCGGGAACGATGGATCGTTTTCTCCGGATACATCGGATATACGTTATCAGATAATAGGTGAAAATGGAGCTGAAATGCTTGATGCTTCGACAAGCTCAGCAACCGATACCGAAGCAAGTACCCGTTTAAATGATTTGAGAGTAGCTAAAGAAATGGAAGCTACGAAGACACCACAAGAAATACGCCTGGCAACCGATTGGGAAAAGGGAGTAGATGGAAAGTGGCGGTATGAAGTGGCGGACGGAAAACTGAGCGGTACGCTGACCAGTGAACCAGTATCATTGTCGGAAGTATGGAGTGATGAACAATTGTTCACTGCTTATCCGCAATTGAAGGAAATACAAATTAATGTAGAACCTTTCAACGGAAAATATTCAGCCATGAATTTTCCTGACGAAAATAAGATAACCGTTTACCAATCGCGTAACGGAAGCATTCCACAAAGTGCTAATTCATTTATTACACACGAGATACAACATTCTATTCAGGAGATAGAAGGTTTCTCGTTGGGATCCAATATCGACGTTGAGATAGATAAGGTAAATGCCAAAGCTAATAACCTTAGTTTTGAAGAGTACAAAGATGCTATTTCATCGTTTGAAAAAGAGCTTGAGAACAAAAAACAAGAGTTGGACCAAATCAATAATTCGAAAAGGTGGAATAAGAGTTGGAAAGCTGCCGGCGTAGAAGTTGAGATAAACAAACTGAAAGCCGAACTTAAAAAACTTGTTAATACCACTTCATCCGAACAAGAAGCATTTGACAACTATCGTAAGTCGGCCGGAGAAGTAGAAGCACGAAATGTACAATCGAGACTGGAACTTACGACGGAAGAACGCCGGAATACGTTACTTGCGGAAACGGCGGATGTGAAACCTGAAGAACAACGCTTCGACAGGCTCAGCGACCCTGCTTCGACAAGCTCATTACCCGAATCAGTGACCAAACCAAAATATGCTGCATCCTTATCCGATTATGCAGCACAAATAGTGAAGTACAACGATGAGATTAAAGCTATTGAGGACCGTAAGAAAGAACTTAAGAAACAGCATGAAGATAAACAGATAAGCAATTTAGATTTTTCCAAAGAGGTAAAGAGCCTTAATGAAGAGAAGTTTGACTTAGAGACGAAGGTGAAAAGGATTGAAGCCGGGACAAGTAAGCCGGAAGACTTTGCTTCGACAAGCTCAGCAACCGCGACAAGCTCAGCAACCGATGGTTCGACAAGCTCACCAACCGCGACAAGCTCAGCAACTCCCACTTCGACAGGCTCAGTGTCCAGGAAGTTGGCACGGGAAGCGGGAAATCCGATAACGGAGAAGTTGCGTGATGAGTTGGATAATAAGATGGAACGTGGGATATCAAAACTTACGTTTGCCATACAAGAAGCGTATCAGGATCAGCACATAGCCGTGAAGCATTTTCAGGATGTACTTATTAATAATGGGTTGAAGATTACGCCGATCAATGATTGGTATATGCGTTCCACTTCATTGGGTGGAATGAATGACTCACAAATGGATGCTTACGAACACCGGTTCAATCTTCCTATTATGAAAGAAGTGAACCGTATGGAAAAGATATCCAGTTACCGTGACATTGAAAACTACATGATGTTGAAACACGGAATCGAACGTAATGAGTGGATGGATAGACAACGATTGATAGAATGGGCTAATAATTGGAAAGTTTCAAAAATAAAATCAATTGAGAAACCATCTGATCCGCTTGAAATGGTTGATTATGATAATAAAATATCGAAGATTGATGAAAGGTACAAAGAAAGAGTTGCTTTGATCAATAAAACACCTGAAGAAGTTGAGAAACATTGGAATGATTGGCTTGAAGAAAAAATAAACAAGCTAAATACTAACGAAAAGTACAAGGAGATTTGGCTTACCTCCACTTCGGCAAGCTCAGTGAACACGGCAGGCTCAGCGAACGCGACAAGTTCAGCGAACGCGACTTATGCAGACTCAGAAGCCGTTGATGAATATGCACAGAAAATTGAGAATTTGACTAATCAAGCTAAAAAACGACTTGAGGAAACAAAGATCGATTCTACAAAAGACTATTCCGGTATTACTGCCATTGAGGAAGAAGTGGAAATTCCGGCCAAACAGTATATTGACGAATTTGAAGCCAAGCAAGATACTGCCAAGTTTTGGGACTTGATAAACAAATCTACCAAAAACGCCTGTAAAGTACAGTTTGAAAACGGAATGATAGACAAAGAAACCTTTGAAGATTTGAAAACAAGGTTCCAGTACTACATACCGTTGCGAGGATTTGACAAAGAAATAGCCGAAGACAAATACGATTACAGTCCGGATATGGGAACACACTTTGTGGCACCACTTATCAAGGCCAAAGGACGTACTTCGCGCCCTGAAACACCATTCGCGTATATTTTCTCTATGAATCACAGTGCCATTACACAAGCCAACAAAAACAATTTAAATCAGGCATGGGTACGACTGGCCCGACAAGATAAGTCCGGAATGCTAACATTGAAACAAGCCTGGTACAAGAAAGTAGGCGAAACAGACGATAAGCAACCTATCTGGGAACAACAAAGTCCGGAATGGAATGCAGATCCGGAACAATACGCTACGAACATAACCAAGTTTGAAGCCGATATGCAAACATTGGCCGACAAAGGAGAAGCAATGCAGAAACGCGGTAAACTGGATATAGGATTGTTTGTAAAACCAAAACAAGCCAAACAGCACGAAATACATGTTTTTGAAAACGGTACAGAGCAAGTGGTGTATATAAATGCCAACCCAAAAGTAGCCCGTGCCATAAACGGAGATAACCGGGTAGAAGCCGGTAAGTTCTTCGACGCAATTTCCGTAGTACAACGATGGATGGCAGCCAACTTTACATCGCGCAATCCATTATTTATGGCCACCAATCTTGAAAGAGACTTGACATTTGCTACAACTACGTTGGGAGTAAAAGAAGGGTTGGCCTATCAAGCTAATTTTATCAAGAACATACCCGTTTCCATCAAAGCCATTAGTAGCATGATGATGGGAAAAGGATCTGTAAAAAATAAATACGACCAATACGCAGAAGAATTTGTAATGAATGGCGGTAAGACAGGATATACCCATATTGTAGAAATAAAACAAGTTCAAAAACGAATAGAAGATGAAATAAAAAGCGGTAAAGTACATGAACCGTCGATGATATTCAAGATTTTTGAAGTTGGAAATTTAGTTGCGGAAAATACAACCCGTTTGGCCACTTATATCACTTCGAGAGAAGCAGGACGAACCATACCGGAAGCCGTAAATAATGCCAAGGAAGTAACCGTAAACTTCAACCGAAAAGGAAGTGGAGCGTTAGGAGCTGACGAAATGCGAAAATCATTCCTATTTTTCAACGTTGCGGTACAAGCATTGGATAATATGGTAAAAACAACTAAACAGCATCCATGGAGAATGGCAGGACTGTTGGCTTCGTTTGTAGCTACCGGAATACTTGCACCAATGCTCACACAACTTTTGGGAGGAGATGAAGCCGAAGCAGCATACAACAACCTATCCGAGTGGGATAGACAAAACAACTGGTGTATATGGACCGGTGATGGTTTTGTGAAATGGTCATTACCACAGGAGTTGCGCGTATTCCATTCGTTAGGTGATAATATCTACCGGAGTATACAAGGAAAAGTGAGTACTACTGAACTAGCCGTGAATACCATGATAGGATTAACCGACCTGTTACCCATTAACCCGATGGGAGCTGTAAAATCGGACGGTAAAGAATGGAAGATGCTTGCTAACAGCGTAACACCCGACTTAATGAAACCATGGGTTCAACTGGCCATCAATACAACCTATACCGGCGGAAATGTATTCAACCAATATGCGAATAATGCCGATCCAGGTTATGTGCAAGCCAGTAAGAATAAAAAAGGCGAACCATATGCACCGGCCATATTGGTATGGGCAGCACAAGAAACTGACAAACTCAGTGGCGGTGATGGTGTAATGCCCGGAAAGGTGAGTCCTAACCCCGATGTAATTAATCACTTGATGCGCGGATATATGGGTGGACTATACAGCATATTTATAAAGTCGGTGGACTCAGGTGATAAACTGGTAGAAGGAAAAGAACTGAAAGTTCGTGATACTCCACTTAGTGCATTGTATACTTCGAAAGATGATATCAAAGAAAGTGATGCCGGACTACGAAAAGAGTACAACGACATTAAAGCAGCTATCAGTGACGAAAAACACTATATAAGCAAGTATAAAAGCAATGCCATGGATTTATACCGTAAAGGTGGAGATATTGGCAAGGTGGCAGAATATACGGCTAGAATGGCAACGTTATCAACACAGAAGTACAACATGCTGAAATATCTTACTGCAGGAATATCGAAACTTGAAAACGAAATGAAAGATGCACCCAACCCCGACGAACTGGCACAAAAGGCAAATGAGTTTAAAAAGTTTGCCGTAAGGATTAATAATGCCGGTAGTGATGAGGAAATGAAAGCGATACAAACTGAAATAAGCAGTAAACAGTAAACAGTAAACAGTAAGCAGTAAAACAAAACAGCTTCTCGAGAGATCGGGAAGCTGTTTTTTTTTGGGTTATTCTGTGGACAATGGGAACTCATCGAAAATCAATAAAACTTGTAAGTATCAACTTTTACTTTTTCTCCATTGATTAATGCTAATACAGAACCTTTGTTCCATCCAACACTGATAGGTTCAGTAGTTAGTTCCGCTTTAAATTCACCAACTAATTTTCCAATAAGTTTACACTTGTTCGTTTTTGCAAGGAAATAATCACCCTTTCCATCTTGATAAATAAAATATTTTTTCATGTTTTGATGTCACTTACCTGTACAGTGAGAGGTTTTTAGTATTGGGTTATTTTTATTTTTGGGGACATTGGGGACGGTTGGGAAAATTAAATTGCCCAAGGCGTAAGTTCAGGATTTTTATAGACACTACCTATTTTAATTGCCTGACCTTTTTCGCCCATTTGAAGTCCAACATGACATGACTGTGTTTTATCTTCAAACTGTATTCTAAACTGACAAGAATTTTTTTCATATCGAATTACACCCAATGCTTCTTGATTGGGCCATTGAATAATATCACCTTCATGTAATGGGATATTTTTATAATCAGATACTCCAATAAAATTTCCTCCAAACATAATTTAATATCACTTACCTATACAGTGAGAGGTTTTTAAATGTTTATTTTAGGATGTAATGCAATTAAACTAGCGTGTATAGGATCAATAGATCCTGTAATAGAATGACTGAATCCAATAGCAGGATCAAATCCAACAATGTACTTATCATAACTGACAATCTGAGTACCATTAAGTAAAGATTCTGAATCGGAATCAGTATTTAGAAATTTCAAACTTCTATTTAAAATATCACGACCCATTGACTCATGCATATTTTTAATCTTCATTCTTTCTTCTTTACGAGCAAATTTGCACAAGCGAAAGAATGATTTTGTATTACTACCGGAATAAGATATGTTTTGGTACATGCTGCAAGAAACGGAACCGGTGAGTGGGTTCTGTGATTCTTTTATAGCAGGAAAAGAAGGATGAATGTTGCGGGTAAATCCTTTTTTCAACTCTTTTTTGAGTTTACGAGGTAGCTTGAGTAATTTGTTTTTACATGGTAGTTTCATCGTTTTTTATTTTTATGGGGACGTTTGGGACTATCTGGACTATTCAGATATGAATGTTTGAAAGATGGATCATCTTTTAATATTTCATATTCAGCAGGAGAAACAATAAAATCATACTGCATACCTATACTTTTGTAATATTTGTACTTTTTATCAGGATCATTAGAATCAATATAATTTCCGACATTTAATATCCCACAAATATGTTCAGGAATTATTAATTCACGTTTTACAATTTCCTTTGGATTATGACAAAACACAGTTTTAAAAACCTGTTCAAATGACGCATTTTCAGGTAATACAATAATATGTTTATTATATTCTTCTTCAGTAATTTCTACCCAATTATGATTATGTTCTATTCTCATGTTGGTAATTCATTTACTTTGTTGATAATATCAGGGACATCGTGTATGTTTCCGGCAATAGTACAAATATCGTCATCAGTTCCATGAGCTAGTGAAAATTGTATTTCGCAGATGGCCGAGACTGTTTCCATACCATATCCGGCATGGTAATACACATCACCGTCGTAATACTCACCGTATTTGTTTATGTGGCGGAGCTGCCCAACGGTTTCAGGTAGTACTTCAATTTCCTTTAAGATCGTTTCACGAGAATATGGCTGTATTTCTTCCTGAAGAATGAAATGTTTACGCATAATCGCTTTTTCGGCATAGAATCCGTACACCCATTCAGTAGATTTATCTTTGCGCTTAGCGCGGTGTTTGATTGGTAATGTTGGCATGGTGGTAGATTTTACTTCGGCTACGCTAAGTAACCTGTTATTAATTGATATTTTTACTAGTTATAAAATAGTGAATAGAAGAAACAATACATCCGGATATTAAGCACAGAAGATGAAGAAGGCCGGCGCTGTTTGGTTTGAAGAAGCTAATGATAAGCGATAATATAATAAAAGATATTCCGGTGAATAGTTGGGCCTTATTTTTAATCTCGATCTTACCGATAAATACCAGAAAGAAGTATATACCAATCATAGCGTATATCATAGCACTTGAACCCACCACTACCCTACTGTAAATGCATAGAAAAGAAACAGCGAATGCAATGCTCAGCGCAATAACTGCAATGTGCCAGGACGAAATATATTTTTCGAGTACCCGGAACAGAAAGAAAAAAGAAATACAGTTGATCAATAAATGCATGAACCCGGCATGTTGAAATGAGTACGTTATATGCGTACTCCATGATGACGTGGCGGTATACCCCAGTTCTAAACCGAAGAACATGTATGTTAGGATGAATGAGAGGATAAAGAGGTGTTTCATAGGATTTAAATTATTTGCTAGTTTTGGAATAACCAGGTTTTATCTATTATTTGAGAAATTAAACGAATACATAACCTATCTTCTTGCGCCTTATCAAACATCAATAAAATTGGTTGTTCTACAAGAGTTGAAAGTGTATAAAACATACTATTCATTAATTCATTATCGAATTTACAAACAGTAATACTTTCAAATTTTTTGTCGCATATTTCTACTTGCTCTTTAAAATCGCAATATTCACCAATAAAATGAATGAATTGATTATTGGGGAGTAAAATAAAATAGCTACATTTTAAATTTATAGCTTTTTTTATCATACTTGCCAGATCTATTGTTGAAACTAAAATTTTCATATTGTATGAATTTATTTAATTAGCACGAATACGGTATTTTCAACCATAATTCAAGTCCTTTAATTTTAGCATAAATAAAGCCTGAATACGAATCACCTTCTATTCCTATGCTCCACTGCTCGATATGAGTTATGGTAAGATTTCCGTACTCTTCTTCTGTTTGTTCGGTACCTTTCGGCTCTTTTACAATTTCAATTTTGCCGGTTATATCGCAGTCAGTTAGCAGATCGGTAAAATCATCTTCATGAACTTTGAATTCGGAAAGAATTCTATTGTTATGTTCGCACACTTCACTTTCCCATTTCATTAATTCACTGTATGCATCATCATGCTGTTTTTGTGTTGCCATTTTATTTTTAGTTAGTAATTAATCAACTGGGAAATATCCATATTCAGGATTGAACGAACGCAAAGAACAACATTGTCGTTCTTTCTTATTTAGCCAACCGACAAGAATATCCATATCCCATTCTTGAATTTCCATAATTTCAGTATCGCCGGGAATGGCCTTGCATATTAATCGCTTTGGCATATCTTCCGCTTTTCGTTTTTCCCACCAGTTTAGTTTTCGGAAAAGGTGCGGGTACTTATCAAATATTTCATCGTTTGATGATAAATGATCAGTGTCATTTATTCTGGCGTACAGGAAAACCGAAGTATCTGCAATATTTTCTACCAAATCACCAATTTGATACGGATTAAAAGGATAGTCGGCTATTACTTCGTAGCGTGGTGTGAGTAATTGTTGTGTAGTCATAGGATTGAATTATTTATTTTCAAACATATTGTAGTCACGATTTACGAAATTATCACCTAACTGATCATTTGTATAATGGCTGAGTTTTTGAATTGATTCTTTCAAATATATTTTAGGTTGTTCCCATATATCATTGAGCCACTCAACGAAGGTTTGAACTTCTACTTTATCATATTTACCACCTGACAATAAACCAATCTTATATAAGTCGCAAAAATCTAAAGTTGCAGAAATCATATTTTTTGCAGAAATAAAATCAATAATCGGTTCAATACTAGCAAATGTTTTAAATCCTGCTTCATGAAGTTTTTGCATTGCTACAATACGTTCAGCGTTAGTATTTGCACCAGGTTCTAATATGTCATGTCCGGTAAGTGTAAATCCGAATGCAATTAATTCAGTTGGAAATTTAAACCCGGAGATTTGTTTTAGAAACGCATCTACGAAATCAGCACGTTTTGTAAGAATTTTTACAGGTATTTTTGACATGTAGCAAATTGTCATAGCTGAAAATGTCAAATCCATTGTCTCCTTTAGCATTGGATCACTGGTAAATGTGAAGAATAATCCATGTTTGCGAAGTTCTTCTATGTTTTGAAGTAATTCTTTTTCAAATACTTCTAAAGCATGAGCTTCGTTTCTAAAGCATTTCTTCAATTTGGGTTTATCTCCACCCAAAATAGATGCTCCACGTCCTTTTTTAAGATAGCAATATGTACAACCATTGCTGCAACCAACAAAAAAATTACAAGCCCAATAACTATACTCTCCTGCTTTACCGCTAGGATTATAAATTGCTTTACCATTGAATTTTTCCATATTATTAGTTATTTATGAAATTTATATTTACGTTGATGTCCTTTCGGACTATGTTTTGGACTTGGAATAAAATAATCCTGTAGTTTTTCAGGTTCACCCAGTGTGCATAGGTCCTGCATTACACGATTTTCACGTTCAGATAGTGAGTTGAGTTGATCAGCAAGTTCTTTCAATTCGCTTTTTTCAACTTGAGCTAAGTTTACAATTTGAACATCATTATCATCCAATTTTTTAGCGGCAATAACTTCACGAATAGATTTACCTATTCCACCGTCATCACCGCACACGACAACAATTACTTTTTTTTCTGACATAGTACTAGTTATTAAATTGAGGACAATTATGACTGTTGAATAGTCTGTTTTTTATTTTTAGACTTCAATGTTTCAGTAATGATCCTGCGGACTGTTCTTTCAGATACAAATCCGGAAGGTTGGTTTTCGTATACGAACCAGATAGAAGCATTGATATTTTGAAGTTCGAGGAATTTGAGTCGGAAGATGCGGTATACATCCTTTTCGAAGTCGGATTTCAGTCGAGTACGCCCACCATAAATAATGTTGCGGATATATTTAATGGAATAAAAAGACGGCATTGATAATTCCGAAATTTGTTGGAAAGACATGTTTTGATTGGCCCACATGTTGAATATTTCCGCGTTTCTTTCTGTAGCGTTTTTCATACGTTTTGTAAGTATTTGTAGTTTTAATGCTACAAATATACATCTTTTATTTAATTTGACATCGTGGGCAAATAAAAATATAGAAAAAGTATTCATTTGTATTCAATTATGTGAGTCACAATGACCAACAAACCCAAAATTATCGTAAAATGATAGTAAATAAAGACGAAGAAAAAACACCCGATGCTTCGGAAAGCTCAGCAACCGATACAGCAACCGCTTCGGCAAGCTCAGCGACCACCGATGCAGCCAATGGTTCGACAAGCTCACCAACCGGCCGTGCAGCATTACTGGCCATATTTAAAGCAAAGAATGCGGATATGACCGATGAACCAGATGATGAATCATTAATGGACTGGGCACACAAAGGAATTGGTGAACGCGATGAACTGGAAGGACGGTACAATGAACTGAACGGATCGAATGAACGCCTTGCTTCAATTGTAAGTGAAGATCCACGTTTTGCGCAATTTATTGCGATGGTAGCCGGTGGTGAAAACCTTGCATTTTCTTTAGGTAAGTGTTTCGGAAATATGATCGATAACCTGGACGATGAATCGTTGGAACAATTGCGTTCCGGACAAGAAGAGTACAAAGCTAAGTTCCAAAAAGTGAAGGATAACTTCAGTGCCTACGAAAACAACTTGAAAGCCTACGCCGAAGAAAACAAGTTGGATCCCAAAATGGTAGAACGTATCAATGATGCCATACTTGATTTGGCAGAATCATTTATTGATAGAGACATTTCGAGAGAAGTAATTGAACTTGTACACAAAGGCCTTGATGCTGACGAAGATAAAACAGCCGAATTGGAAGCTGCTAAACTAGCCGGTAAAAATGAAGCTATTGATGCAATGAAAGGCGCAAAAGGAAGTAAATCATTACTCCCAGACCCTAACGGAGTAGGTACTAATAAGGTGATTAAAAAGAAACCACTTTTTGAAGAGCCTAAGGTAATCAGTTTAGCTGAAGCATTGAAAGACAAAGAATAAAAACAATTTTAATTAATAAAAAACGTATGAAAAAGATTTTTAAAAAACTGAAAGGAAGCGGACTATTAATGTTTGCCATCTTATTGGCTTGTACTCTGTTTGGGATCACCGGAGTTGAAGCCGTTCACGCCGAAGGCGGTGCTATTACGTGGGGCGAAGCAGTTTCATTAGAGTCTGCAATGTCAGAATCTCCCGAAATTGTATTAGCCACCATAGAAAAAGAAGTATGTGTAATTAGGCCACATCTAACGCCATTGTATACGCTTGGCTCCCAACATGCAAAAGTACGAGAAGCCGGTAGTCCGTTTATCGAATACGATGAAATTGAAACCTTACCATTGATTACTACAGTAGCCACTGCATTCAGTACGGCAGCATTGACACAATCGCCAATTGATTTGGCTAACAATGATCTTGTTGCGGTAAATCAAACATTGGTATTCAAAGGTATTCCCGGCTATTTAGAAGATGGATTGACATTAGACGGAGGTTGGTTTATTGGTTATATAAAAGATAAAGACAATACAGGTAAACCGATTATTGTTCCGGTAAATGGAGTGAAAAGCGGTGCAGTAACTAATTCTATCCCCGCATTAGCAGCCACCACCGTAGTAGTACGTGGTATGCGAACAGGTTCGGAAAAGCAAAGTAGAACAGCACCTATTTCAGCTACTCCAACAAAAATGAAACAATACATGCAGAAGGGTATTTTTGAAACTGAAGAAACAACTTTCTTTCAATATGCACAAGATGGCGCATTGGTAAAATGGGGTAAAACTGAGATTACCGATTTTGCCATTTTCGAACATAAACAATCATGCGAAACTGATATTCTGTTAGGAAAAAAACGTGTTATCAAAACAGCGAATATCTATAATCAAAATAAAGTAGAAGATACTTATTTTCAAGAAGGTATTTGGTGGCAAGCCGGTCGCGACTTTTCATTACCGACAGCAGCTACCCGCGAAGATTTGATTTCGATGATGAAAACCATCTTTACCGGAAATGCTTCGAGCAATATGAAGATATTATTTGCCGGTGCCGATTTGTTGGAAACCATAAATAAGGTAGATTACAACCAAGTTATTTATCCGGGCAAACAAGGACAAGTTTTTGGACTCGATGTGCAAAAAATCATTTACGGACAATATACTTTGCTTATTTGCGACGAACCCGCATTTAATGATTTGGCAATGACAGGTAACGGTATTGTAATTGATACTGCTTATTTGAAACAATACAAACATGCATGGAGATCTATTCCGCTTGATAACCTGAAGAACGGACAAAGCGACTCACAATCGCAAGTGTTCATCGATACATTTGCTTATGTTCTCACCAACGCAAATGCACATACACGTTTAAAATTAGTATAGTCTAACCCTCAATGAACAGTGCGTAAAACTTACGCATTGTTCATTGTCATACACACCACACAATGAAAATATACAGTCTAGTAACACTTGGTAAAGAGCATACTTTGCCAATTCCTTTGAATGGAAAAAACAAGTACATCAAATTTTTAAAAGAAGCCCGTACAGATACAGAAGCTTTTTTTTCGACTCCAGACAAAACATTACAGGAAGCTATTGAAGGCAGCCAATTTTTTGAATCTGGTGGTGAGGAAAACATTAAATTGTTTTTTTCGACCGGAGAAGAAGAAACCATAACCCAAAAAGGCGAAAAACAAACCCAAAAACCACCAAAAGGAGCTAAAGAATTTGAACCTGCCGAATTTCCGGATGTAATCGAATTCAAACAAGCAAAAGACGTGCTTACCGGTGAACCTTACAACGTAGGGAAAACAAGTAAGTCGTTAGCAAGTCCTGAAGGAATTTTGGCAAAAGCCGGAGAACTTGGCATTTCGTTTCCGAATTTGAAAGTTGCGGAATAATACTTCGGCTACGCTCAGTAACCGCAGTAACCACGACAAGATCAGTGAATAATAACAATGAGGGTAAAGAACGAATTTTTTACCCTCATTTTTCCAACTACCCATTTATACTACCATGACAAAGACTTCCTTTATAGAAAAAGTTTTGGATATACTAAACGAATCGGATGCTAGTATTTTAGGAGCTGAATTGGTAGGATCGGATAACACAAATGTAAGTTCCTATATTGAAAAACTATTTCCGGCAGCATGGCGCAGAGCTGTGAAGTTATTCCCACGCAGTTGGTTTATAACAAAATCATTTTCAGATCAACCCAAAGAAGTAGATGCACCCGACGGAACCGGTTACGTATTACTACCAACCGATTTTTTGTCATTATCATCATTTAAAATGAAAGGGTGGAAACAAAACTGTTTGACCGCTTTTGAAGAAACCCCCGCTATCAATAAAAAACAATCCAACGAATACCTACGTGGAACCGTACAACGGCCGGTATGCGTATTTAGGTACATAAGCTATCAGAATACATTGCGCCAGGCATTGTATTATTACAGTTTACCACGCACCGCAGATGCTACCACCCACATAGTAGAAACAGCACTATACATACCCAATGTAACCGAAATGGGAGCAAATATTGAAATCAACTACCAGGGCATTGAACCATTGGCCTATTTATGTGCAGCTACAGTGCTGAGCAGTTTTGAAAAAGATTCAGCAGCCAAAGTATTGGAAAGTAAAATTTTAGAGATGATGTAAAATGGCTATAGTAGACGCATTGAAATATATACAAGAAGCCGTAGTAACGCTGAATGACCTGTATGATCGCTATCCGGACGGTGGTGAGTACGGTTGGTTTTCATTTGTGCGTGGCGAACAAAAGTTTTATAGGTGGGCAGATGCATTTATATTTGAAGAAATACTTTTTACAGATGAGCTTACAGTAACATCATGGTTGGATCCTTTCGAAAATGGGATTTATAATGTCACCACTTCGACAGGCTCAGTGACCGGTTCGGCAGGCTCAGTGACCCCTCCGGGGCTTACGGGTAATATTAAGCTTATTGTTTTTACCGATGGAACAGGGAAGCAATGTAAAATAGCCCAGAGTGGTGAGAATGCATATAGAATTGTAGGTACCGACTCATTTTTGCTTTGGGATAAAGATGATGTACTTCCAATTCCATGTCCACTACCCGAACCCCATAATCACCAACCCGAACCACGCAATATCAACGTATTAATTTACGAGCAAGAACCCGTACAAACCATAGATGATCTTTACATAGCCTTACCAGATGGTGGATCATTTGGGTATTATGCATTTGTGAATGACATCAAGACCTTTGCCTATTGGGATGAAGAGTTGGAAGAATGGAAATCGATAGAAGGAACTACACCAGGAGCAAAAGGAGATAAGGGTGACAAAGGCGATAAGGGTGACAAAGGTGATACAGGATCACAAGGACCACAAGGAGAAGGAGCCATTATAAAAATAAACTATCGTGGCGATTGGGTAAATACCGAACAGTATTACCATTCGGATGCAAACGGAAATACCGATGTAGTGAGAAGTACAGTAGATGGGCAAGCCTATTACTGTATGAATGATTCATTGGCCAATGAGCCAAGTGTAAATCCAGTGTTCTGGACATTATTCGTATTGAAAGGCGCTCAAGGAGAACAAGGCGTAAAAGGTGAGAAAGGCGATACCGGTAATCAAGGCCTTAAAGGTGACAAAGGTGATAAGGGCGATAAAGGTGACAAGGGTGATAAAGGAGACACCGGAGCAAAAGGAGACCAAGGCATTCAAGGAATAAAAGGCGATACCGGATTACAAGGAAATCAGGGAGTCCAAGGAATAAAAGGTGATAAAGGAGACAAAGGAGATACCGGTAACCAAGGAATACAAGGCATTCAGGGAATACAAGGTTATACAGGAGCGAAAGGCGATACCGGAAATACAGGAGCGAAAGGAGACACCGGAGAACAAGGACCACAAGGAAATAATGGCAGGGGAATAGTATCTAATGTTCGCATTACCGGTAACGGAGCAGCCGGAACAATGGACACGTACAGAATTACATATACAGATGGTAGTACTACTGATTATACTGTGATGAATGGATCCAATGGAAATACCGGAGCACAAGGTCCTCAAGGCATTCAAGGTATAAAGGGTGATAAAGGAGACAAGGGAGATACAGGAAATACCGGTGCACAAGGAATACCAGGTTCTTCAACCGAAATACTCGGTTATGCCCTATCCGATCAGGAATCAAATATTTCTGTTGGTATAAAAATAAAAGATACAATTCCCTATAACTGTACACTTACAAGCATATTATTGAGCTTATCGGAAGCACCAACAGGAAGTGTATTTCAAGCAAACATAAAGAAAAACGGAACATCTATTTTCACTACAAAGATAACTATTGACGTAAATGAACTGGATAACCTTACTGCAGCAACTCCCTACGATTTAGTAACTACACCAATACTATTTTCAGTGGGTGATAGAATAGAAATAAGTATTGATGCAGTGGGTGGAGTAAACACAGGAAAAGGCGCAATAATAAAATTCAACTTAATAAAAACATAGCACTATGAGCCAACTAAAAGGAAGAACTATCCAGTGGAATGCCGACAAAAGCGCATTCGAAATTTTGAACTACAATCCATGCCCGGTGCTGATGGGCGAACCTATACCATTTATGGGCGAAGGAATAGAATGGTTAGCCGATTATATTCCATTACCTCCTATCGAGTACGATCAACGCGTTTATATAAGAATTGATAAACAACAACCAAGTGATACTCCACATCCACAATGGCCAATGTACAAAACGTGGATAACAACCTACGACAAAGAAAAACGTCCGCTTGCTGATATTATCAAATCGATTGAAGCCGAGGAAGCCAACGCCAATGCAGCATTGCTGAAAGAAGCGGAAGAATCGAAACTATCCTTCTTTATGTCGGCTTATACGCTTGCCATTGCCAAAGGAGTAGAACCAACTGCTGAAGAAGCAAATGCAGAAAAACGACATGCCGACGTAGTGTATAAAATGGCACAGAATGCAGCCAGAAGAGTATACCTAGTTGAGCAATTCACATCAGGTAATGTGCTTGACATATCAGAAGGATTTGAGCGCGATAATATTGCCATTGGGAATACACCATTTGTAAACTAACTAATGGAAGCCGAAATTTTAGACGAGGGTTATTACAATGACCCTCGTAAAAATATACACAATATCTACGTAAAAGAGATGATAATAAATCCATTTGCATTTGTACAACCAATAAATTACACGATGGAAGCTTTTGTTGCACCGTATAACTTCAACCCGGATGCACAAGAACTAAATATAGTGAATGCTTTTGCAGCCTATCATGATGTGAATAAGAAGTATATATTCTCTGTTGGTCCTTCTTCAACTACAGTACTTCCCGCTGTAGCTGGTAGAAGTTATGCTTATGCTGAGAATGGGGGTTCATATACGACTATTGTGAGTGGTACAGTAACGTGGACAAGTAATAGTACGAAGAGGAATGTGATAGTAATTGATTATGCAATAAGCATTGTAGCTAATATACCTAATAGTTCTGTATGGGCTTATATTTCAAGTAACTGCTATTCAATAAATGCAAATAATTCAACGACTCTAAATTATATTCACTTACAGACACTAAACTGTTTGAATTTAATTGAAGATTTTGCATTTTACAACTGTTATGGATTAACTGGTAATTTGACAATTCCGAGTTCAGTTACTACAATTGGATATGTTTCATTTATAAATTGTTCCGGATTAATTGGGAATTTGATAATACCGAGTTCAGTTACTACAATTGGAAACCTTACATTTCAAGACTGCTCAGGATTTAATGGTAATTTAATAATCCCTAGTTCAGTTACTTCAATTGGAAATTTTGCATTTTGCAATTGTTCAAAATTAACTGGAAATTTAATAATTCCGAATTCAGTTACATTAATTAGAAATTATACATTTCAGAATTGTTCTGGATTAACTGGTAATTTGATAATACCGAGTTCAGTTAATTCGATTGGAGATGGGGCCTTTTCAGGATGCACAGGATTAAATGGTAATTTGACAATCTCAAATTCAGTTACTTCAATTGGAAATTCTGCCTTTTATACTTGTTCTGGATTAACAGGTAATTTGATAATACCTACTTCAGTTATTTCAATCGGAAATCTTGCATTTATTGGATGTACCGGATTTAATGGACGTTTGACGATTCCAAATTCGGTCGTTACAATTGGAAATTTAGCCTTTTATAATTGTTCTGAGTTAATTGGAAATTTAATAATACCAAGTTCAGTCACTTCCATTGGAGATTCAGCATTTTACAACTGTTATGGATTAACTGGAAATTTAACGATTCCGAATTCAATTACATTAATTAGAAATAATACATTTCAGAATTGTTCTGGATTAACTGGTAATTTGATAATACCGAGTTCAGTTACTTCGATTGGAGACGCAGCATTTGCAGGATGTATAGGATTTGTTGGTAATTTTACAATTCCAAATTTAGTTACTTCAATTGGAAATTATGCTTTTTATACTTGTTCTGGATTAACTGGTAATTTGATAATTCCGAATTCAGTTACTTCAATCGGAAATCTTGCATTTATTGGATGTACTGGATTTAATGGAAATTTGACAATACCAAATTCAGTTGTTTCCATTGGAGATTCAGCATTTTACAATTGTATAGGGTTGATATTAATTAATAATATGATATCAACTCCACAAATTATATTTTCAAATACATTTTATAATGTAAATAAAACAATACCACTTCACGTAGCAGTAGGATCACTAGCATCCTATCAAGCAGCACCGTATTGGAATGAGTTCACTAATATAATCGCTGATTTATAAATATAAACTATGACAACAAGCCCACTCCTTAAATGGACATTTAGCCTTGTAACAAGTATCGTTGCAATTATAGAACCCGCAATACCTTTTGTAACTATTTGTTTTGCAGCAATAATATGGGACTGTTGGACGGCTTATAAACTGTCGAAACGAGTAAAACTATATACCGGATTATCTACTGCTAAATTCAAGAGTAAAAAGGCAGATAAGATTATTGAAACAGGAATTAATGCTTTAGTATTTGTGGTGCTATCCATTCAGGTAAATACATATGTTACCAAGGATTTTGGAGATTTGCATTTACCAAACATTGCTGCAGCAATAGTAATAGGTGTTCAGATCGTTTCGGTTTGCGAAAACATAAGCAGTTGCAATACTAAATGGTGGGCCAGACTATTACAAAAAATATTTACAGACAAATCAAGTCGGCATTACGACATAAACGAAGAAGATATGAGTACAAAACCATTTTGGAGCAAGTTTGCTTCTCCCACTCCACAGAAGTGGAAAAAGATAAGAAACACGGCAGCTACATTTTTGGCCGTGGTAGTGGCCATCGCCGGAACATCTTCCGTATTACCGGGAATAAATACCCCGCAGTGGTTTACGGACTACGCGTGGTATATTGGTGCTGTACTGGGTGCAGTAGTGGCGTATGCGCAGAGTAAGGAAGAGGTGAAACAGTGAACAGTTAGCAGTAAACAGTAATCAGTAAATAGTAAGTTATGAGTAATGTAAGAACTTATACCGATAAGGAAATACTTGAGCGGGTAAAATCATTACCATCGTTCAAAGGATGGCCGAAAGGCATATTAGATGTATGGATAAGAAGCAACGAGGATGCATACGATCAGTTTGACGATAAATGCTACACGTTTGAATGCTATGGTGACATAAAACTTCCACGCTTCATAATGGTATGTACCGGTACCACCAATGCCGGACAGTATGGATTAAAGCATTTTGAGGAATACAACTCAGTGGGGTGCGCTGTATTGAAATCGGACACAATTGTGTATGACAGTCACAAATACGGACTACACAAAGGAAAACAGGCTTTTGTGCAATGTAAAGGATTTCCGTACTTCAGAGATGCTAACCGAAACGAACATGCCGAAGAAATAGGAAAAGAGTGCAACGACATTATTGGTGCCAATTGTCATCGGGCCGGTATGAACTCTACCATTATCGCGAATTGGTCGGTAGCATGTTTAGTTCGGAATAATTTGGATCAGTTTATGGCCTGGTTGAATTTTATGGATCGAAAAAGTTTATCAGTGGTAATACTAAAAGAATTTTGATATGAAAAATACAATTATCATTTTATCGATTGTGATTGTAGCAATGGGTGCAGCGTGGTATTACTCCATGAAAAAAGACCCATTGCCGGTGCAGACTATTCAGCCGGTAGTAGTTGAGAACCTGAGCAAGGTAGATTCGCTACAGAAACAATGTGCTATCAGGGATAGTCAGTTATTGAAAATTGGAAATACATGTTTCTTGCTGTACGCCAAAAATGGCGATTTAAAACTCAGATTAAAGCAGTCGGACACAGAAGTAGATACTTTACGTGCGAGATATGACCGTAACCATACGCTTGAGCAATGCGATTCATTGGTGACAGCTCAGCAATATAATATTCAGAAGAAAGATAGTGCCATAACACAGTTGGACAGTACCATTACAACACAGAAAACAACACTTTTTTTACTCAAGCAAAACAACAGCGATAAAGACTCCGCCATAAGTTTATTGAAGCAGTCCGTAGCAACTATGACTACCGACATAACCGCACTTAATTACTATCGTACCTGGTGTAATGATCACCCGTTTAAAAGGTGGTTTATAGGTATAAAAAGGAAATGATTGTGTGATTTTTTTTCATAGTATTAGATTGAGTAGCGGAATCCCCTCGTTGTGAAACGCGGGGATTTCATTTTTGTCTGAATCAGAATTTACAGGATGATTGAATTTACAGAATAAAAATTGTCTGAATCAGAATTTACAGAATTTTAGAATTTACAGAATAATACCACCCCTAAATCCACTGAAGGGTACTTGAAGAGTGCAAAGAATAGAATATGTACAGATTAATAAGAAACATTGAATTATGGAAAAAGTAATATGTGATGAATGTAGCAAAATTTTATTTGAAACGTGGAAAACAAGTAAAGTATCAATTGGAATAGAAGCCCAACAAAAGGGGTTTATTTACAAAAATGCGTGTTTATTTTCTACTAAATACAGTTCACTAATCTTCTGTAGTGAAGAGTGTAAAAAAGTATTCTATCAAAAAAATATACCAAAAACAGAGCAGAACATAAAAATTCAGGAAGTTTTGGAAGATATGAAAAAAGATATTCCAAAAATGGCAAAGGAATGTTGTGAAGGCCTTGACCAAATAAGTAAGTTTTTGAAACAGAAATGACAACTGAACAGATAATACAAGAGAATGCCCGCAGGAATGCAGATAAGAAGAAAGACTATGATCCGGTATCAGGTCTGAATTGTTGCGGGGATAGGTTTGTATTACAGGTTGCGGATAAGAACCCACGGACATTTTATATGCCGGTGGAGATGGAAAATCATCCGGCGATACTTATGCTGAAAAAACATGGAAGCATTGAAAAAGCATTACGTGAAAAGTTGAAGCATAAACCGTCACAGATAGAAATTGATTTTTTTTGGTTGAAAGTATGCGAAGAACGATATAAATGGGATTTTGAATTTTATGCAGTAACATGCGAGACAATACCTGACAAAGAAACGGCAGAGTTAGGGCCTTTTATTTTGAACCCGGCACAAAGAATGCTTCTAATAATTATAATGGGAGATATAAATGCAGGGATTCAAATACTTTTGCAAATTCTGAAAGCAAAACAAATGGGTTTTTCTACATTGATACAGATGATTATGAAATGGATTCAAACCATTCATAGGAAAAACTGGAATAGTGTAGTTTGCGCCCATACAAGAGATGCAGCCATTAATGTAAGGTCGATGTATGAAAAATCAATTTCAAATATGCCGGCCATAAATGGTGTAAAGTTTAGCATCCGAGGATTTGGAGGAACACAAAACATAAAAGAACTTCCTGAGAGAGGTTGTAGAATAACTGTAGGATTTGCGACAGAACCCGATAGTGTACGATCGCAAGACGTAAAAATGATTCACTTTTCGGAAGAAGCATTTTATCCATCGACAGAAAATAATAATCCGGAGTCATTGGAGGGAACTATTATTTCATCTTCAACAAGTGGTCCATATACCATGATAGCACGTGAAAGTACAGCCAATGGGGTCGGCGATTTTTTTTATGAGCAGTATCAAAAAGCAAAAAAAGAAGAAACAGCATACAGAGCCATATTTGCACCATGGTTTATGCTGAAAATGTATGAAATAACTTTCGACGGTAGTTATTACATGCATAATGGCCGAAAGAAAAAGGGAACGGTAGCCGAGTTCATTTCTACAATGACAGATTATGAATGGAACATATACAATAATAATTCAAAAATAAAAATTTGTACCCTTGAAAATTTGAACTGGAGACGAATGAAGGCAGCCACTATGCCGAGCGAAAGCAAGATGAAGCAAGAGTACCCCAGTGATGATATAGAAGCGTTTCAAGATTCAGGTAGTCCGGTATTTAAAGCCGATGATATTGAGAAACTTCGTCCGGATTGTTGCCCACCGGTGGCAGTTGGTACCATGAGTTCGAAATGTGCACCCGAAATAGCCGTAGTAGAACAAAAGCGCCGAAAAGAAATATTACAAGAAGTAAACTTTGTAGAAGATACGGAAGCCACCAACTTTGTGTTGAATGGTGATCAGAAGCTACGTTTCCACAAAGGCGTGAATAAACTGCATGTATGGGAATACCCGGACACAGTTCAGAAAATAAGTAACAGGTATGTAGTAGTATTCGATCCACAGCGCGGAACAAGCGAAGGAGCTGACTACGGTGTGATAAAAGTTTTTGATAGATACTGGATGATGTACGGCGAAAAACCGTACGTTGTGGCTTTATTCTACGGGCATATTGACAAGGATATTACTATCTGGATAGCTGCACAGATAGCCAAGTATTACAATAATGCATTGTTGGTAGTAGAAAGTAATACCTACGACAGTACAGCAGATGGAGACGAAACGGAATTTATCTTCGATACCATAGCAGAGTACTACAATAATATGTACAGCAGAACGCCGGCTGACAAGATACGCGAAGGTGCGCCCATAAAATACGGTTTTAATACCAATAAGAGTACCAAGCCAATGGTAATTAATAACTACATAGCCATTTTGCGTGAGCAGGGATATGTAGAGCGAGACGAAGAAACATTGAATGAAGCACGAACCTTTGAGACAAAGAAAGACGGTAAGACAGGCGCAAAACAAGGAAAACACGATGACCGGATTATGGCCACTATGATAGGATTGTATATTTGCTATGAATTACCTATTCCGGCAAAAATAAAAGTAGTGAGTGGAGTGAAGAGTAAGAAAATGGCGTGGTAATGCTTCGGCAAGCTCAGCAACCTATTTGATAGTGTAAAGTGTATAGTGTAAAAAAGAAAAGCAACGTGATTACGTTGCTTTTTTGTTATAAGGAATAAGTATGTTTACTCTGCTTCTATAAAATTTATATTTTTGATATCTTCGAATATACTATTTACTTCATTATAATTGCCTACAACAATAGTATCAAAATATTTTTGAATATTCTGAACTTCTTCAACAAATAAATCATAGTCATTGATTTTTTGATATTAATACAGTAAGGTTGTTCTCCAATAACTCTTTTGAAAAGAGCATATACACATACCGGTTTATCTAAAATATCAATAGATAAAATAAAATCATAAGGTTTTAACTCAGGAATATTTTTGAAAACAAAATTATCTTTTTCTTGCATAATAATATTGATTAAATTGTAGTTTTTACGCTACAAAGAAAAACAAATAAATTGAATTATTCAGTTTTAGGAGTAGAATTTTTCTTTTTCTCCACTTTGAAAAGATGATCGATCACCTTTCTGTTGGCTTCAGATATCTTTTTTATGTTGCGGTTTACATAGGTTGCAGACATACCTTTTATTTTACGCCCCTGTGAGATTTCAATGATAGGATCAGGAATATCCAGTTCGCCGGCAATAGTTGCCCACGAGTGACGCCCCCAGTAAGCGGTAATGAATGGTAGAACAAATTTTATGTTTGTATTCATACGCCTTTCAACATTTTTATAATCGTCGGTAGAATAAGTGTCCATAAAATCGAGTAAGTATTTTTTACCGGGGTAACGACTTATTATTTCCTGAGCTTCCGGTTCAATACGAATAATAATAGGTTCGTCGGTTTTAGCACGAAGTATGGATAACTGACCACCCCTGATATCGGATTTTTTCAAAAATAGCAAATCTTTCAGGTTTAGGCCACACAAGTAGAAGGATAGAAAAAATAGATCGACGTAGCGTTTTACGTTTGGAAATTCAGAAGTATATTTATTTGCATTTTCTTTCAGGTCGGCATAAAACATTTCATAGTCGAAATTCAGCATATAGCGTAAATCCTTCAAAGTGATATTTCTATGTTTCGTATTAGCTTCTTTAATTTTGAACTTACGGAATGGATATTTATCCGGACTAATTAAATCACGATCGATAGCATCATTGAAAATAGTACGAATGGCACGAAGGTAATTTCCCTTTCCATTAGTAGACATACCCGTTTGATCGCAAAAAATTTCAAAATCTTTCAACCACCCCACAGTGATATCCGAAATAAATATATTTTGGATTTCACAAAATGCTTCCACTTTTTTGAGCATAAGCCGGTACTGATCGGCCGAAGACTTGGAAGTATATTTTTTTAAGTGGTTTTCGGTGTAGGTTTTGAAATGCAGTTTCATGCGGTCCACCTTATCCAGTTCATCATATCCATCAGCACCCGATTCGATAAAACGTTTTATTTCGGTACCGGTTTGGAATTTCGTTTTGAGTAGTCCACGCATTTGCAGATCCTCGAGCACATTTTGTGTATATTCCAGTTTTTGGGATATGATGTAATTCATCATAGTGGCCTTTGGTAAGCCAATGATTTTACCCAGAAGGAAATTTTCCTGCGGAACATCAATACCGGTATTTACATAAAAGGCCTGGTTCTTGAAGTTGAACCTGATTTTTACGGAGAATTTGCCATTCGCTTTCGCCCGGCGTGTTTCTAGTATGACGGCTAATTTCATGCTTATTGCTTCAGGATAACCGGATGAAGATAAAGATACTTTTTGAAAATCGTACAATTGATTTGTCGCATTTTGTCGCAAATTGTCAGTGTTTGCCAATTCGTTTTGAAAATTTCTTGTACATAGTTGTTTTTTGGACATAAAAAATAAGTGGTTTAAAGTTGGAATTAAAAATTCTAATCAACTGTAAACCACTTATATAAACTACGTTTTTCAACTTGTCGGGGTAGCGGGATTCGAACCCACGACCCCCTGCTCCCAAAGCAGATATATAAGGATTTAGTATGTTGATTGTAAGATAAATACTACATATAGTATTTGTTTTGTACAGAAAATCGTACAATAGTATTATTGAAAATGTGCTGTCTTGAAAATTCCTTGTACATTATTTGCTTAGGATTTTGTTCAGTAATTTGGTTTGTGCGCTGAGCTGTTTGTTCATTTCAGAGAGTTGTTTCTGTAAAGATTGCTCAATTTGCTGTCCGGATTGATCTTCTCCAAACAGAAAACCTACAGTAACATTGAAGTAAATTGCTGTTTTTTCGATTTTATCTGAAGGCATAAATGTAACCTCATTTAGATAATCATCCAACGTGCTGCGAGAAACGACAAGATAAGCAGCAAAATTGGTTTTACTTGTTTTCCGATCCCGGATTAGTTTTTCAAGATTTTTTCCAAACATATGTTTATACATTAATTATTGTAATATTTCTATTTTGGGAGTATTATTCCACAAAACATAAATAAATATCAATTCGCTTAAAATAAGTAGAACTACAGGAATAAATGACATTGAAAAATAGATTGATATAATGCTAAGTATTAATACAAATGAAAAATGAAAAGATACCATTATTCTGACTGAATAATTTTTGTCTTTATCATGATAAGATTTTGTTACAATTTTTAAAATAATGTATATAAAAAAAGCAAAACAAGATTCAAATATGCATAGATACTTGAATAATTCGCCAATCTCTGAAACGATATATGTTGATGTTTCTTTTTGATATAAAAATGCAGATCCTATAACTAAAAAAAATCCCAATATCGTCAGAGGAAAGTCCAATTTTGATTTCATGTTATTAAAACTTTAAATTTACAATTACATTTTTTTTACACACACACTTCCAGACAATAATGCATCTATCATTTCCTGCTTTTTATCCAACTCTTTTTTGAACCACTCGATATCATTCCTTTGGTCATGATTCTGTTTTTGTAATTCTTCAATAATTTGCATTTGACTCTTATCTGGCTTTTTGTACTCAGTTGGTAAATCAGCAACAGATGAATGAATTTTATTGCTCTTAAGCATTTCACCTTCATCCAAAAAAAGCCAATTAGCGTCTAATTCTGGGTAGGTATATAGAATTTTTGATATATTATCCTGAGATAAGGACCCTCTTTTGCGAGCTTTACCAATCAATCCGTTAGAAATGCCGACTTCTACAGTAAGTTTATTGTCATTTAAACCCTTGTATTCCATGAATTTGTCTAGTCTATCAAAAAAATATATCATTTTTTCTATATATTATTTGGTTAGTATATCAATATTTCTATATATTTGCACCATATAATTATAACTAATAACAAAACTTATACAGCATAAGTTTATCAACAGGATTTAAATTAAAAAAAATATATAAGTGTCTATCTGGTATGAGAAACATATAAATAGCACTAATAATACAACTTACAACGCTAAATAATTTACAAAAATACAAAAAATGAGCATAACTACAACACAAAGAGTAAAAATAGTGAGTAAGCCATCACTATCAAACACCTTAAAATCAATAGAAATAGGTGTTCCAACGCTATTTAGCACAAATCAATTTAAGGTTCAATTAGCTCGTGTGGCTGCTTCTGAACTGAAAAGAAAAGAAGGATATGAATTTACTGTATCAGAGGACGGTATGGTAGATGAGTATATAGTGACCTGTTTGGCCAAGCCAAAACCTAAAGTAAAGAAACAGCTACCATGAAAGACTTCAAAGCAACTCTTTGGGCAATAGTTGACAAAAATGAAAATGTTTACTACAGCACTTTATAAAGAGTAAAAAAAGAGTGTATAGGTAATTTCATTAGTGGAACTTCACTTACCTGGGAAGAAACAAAAAAATACGGTTGGAAGTGCATTAAGGTTGATGTACAGATACAATCGGCTAGTAATAAACAGAATTAATACTACTCACATGGAAATAACCACCATACAACAACGTACTTATACGCTATTTGGCAAGGAGGTAGAGCCTGGAACATTACTCTACTCGCTATGCGATAAGTACTACGCGAAATTCGGGATGTTGGAAAAAGACATAGAAACCGAAAAGGACAACGAACGGCGCAACCTAATGCGCGATATTGAAGAAGGCGTATGGTTTTGCGAATTCAGAAGCGATGATGTTAACCTACGACGTGAAGTGATGCTTGAGAACTTTTATGAAACCGCACAAGAATTACCGATATGATAGCTACACCCCCAGAAGTTGAACCAGTAAGTAGGTATTCGATAGCTGATACCGCAATAAAACTTGGAGTAAGTAAGCGAACAATAGAGCGATACATTAAAGCCGGAACGCTAAAAGCTCAATATAGGAAAGCAAATAAAAAACCATTTGTAACAGGATTGGAAATAGTGAAAGCATGGCAAGCAACTTATTAAACTCATGCTTCGAATCCGCTTACTTCGACTACGCTCAGTAACCAGACTTCGACAAGATCAGCGACCGAACCACTACAAACTAAATAATCATATTATGGGAGATCTATTTTCAACTACAGAACCCGCAAAGCCAAAGAAGAAAATATTCTACAAAGGCAAAGGCGGTAAGTTTTCGGACAAAGAAACAGCCCGAATAACGGCAATAGAAGCAGAAAATGCCAGACTGAAAGTAAGTAATGAATACCATAAACGGCAATCTGAACGACTAGCCGGAGATTACCGAGAAGAACATGCTAAAAGACTTGAACTGGAAGCAGAAGTAAAATTGCTTAGAATGCAATCAGTAAACTAATACTTCGACTACGCTCAGTAACCATAGTAACATAGAATAGTTATGGCACAACAACAATCATCAGCAACACGCGCAGCGAAATGGCAACGGCCGGAACGAACGGTGGAGGACATGAATAAGATATGTGGTGATGCATTCCGCGCATTGAAGATACTACCGCATTGGAAGTTTAAGGAATATGCCCGTACTACATTGCCCACCGAGGAACGAATGGACATACAAAGCATTTCGGCCATATTCATAGATAAGCAAACAAGCGGTATGAACCTGAAGCATTACCGTGTAAACTTCCACACGTACAGCGAACGATTAAGCATCGTAGAAATAACTTTTAAAGACTCTGGTAAGCCAAGTTACAGTTGTCTGAAAAGCAATAAAACACCGGAACAAATGAATGAATTTTTCAAAACACTTTATTGATATGACACTTAAAGATAAAATCAAATTTACCACTCTTACGCTAATGACTGTCGGGCTTTTTATCCTGTTAGTAGTAGTATTTATGGTGGGGTGAAATAATACTAATCAAAAAAAACTACTCAATCAGTATGAAAACAATCGAGATTACAGACGAAATGCATGCAGCATTAATGGAAATTTCAAAGGAGTTGAACACACAGGATAATTTGTGTACTGCAATGCCTTATATCTTTCAAATTATGACAGAACATCAGATAGCTGTTCCGGAAGGAAATGGAACACAAGCCTGGTTCTATGATGGAAGTCTTATCGAAAAAGAAGATGAGATAACTGAAGCTATCTATGACTACAAGGATGGTAGCATGTCAAAGAAAAAAATCAAGGAACTGGATGAATATGATCGGGATGAGTTGATGGAAAAGATAGGCTACCAAAAAGTGTATTACGACTACGAGAAAAAGTGTGAAAATGCATTTTTTACAAAGAAAGGAGCTGAGCATCATATCAAAATAAACGGTCATAACCTGAGTAACCCACAAATTTATTTGAACCATGCTTTCAGAAATGCTGAAATGGAATTGGTGATGAGTTTTTTGTGTGAGTTAAGTGGCGGTAAAATTCATAAATAAGCGGGGTTATGAAAGAAGCAAAGATAAAAACACATGTGCTTTGGATTTCTCCGAAGTTTCCACATGATCATCCGAGAAAGGGAGAACCTACCTATTTCGTAGAGAGAATACAACTTGCTCTTAATCTTTTAGTACAAATGCCTGGTGATTTACTTATTGACTTAGAACCAAAACTTCATACATGCAGGGCTGACTCTAAAAACAGCAAAAAGAAGAAAGGAGCTTATGAAGAATGGAAGCGAAAAATTGATGAAGTAAATCGTGGTGAAGCGATACTTTCAGTACGAATGTGGTCGGGAAGTGCTTACAATAGACTACACGATGGAAGTAAGCCGGTAGAGATTGCTCAGTTTGATAAGGATTCAGGTTGCGGTGTACAGAAATTGGAATTTTATGAAGATAAAGATGAAATACCATCGATTAAATACCCAATAATAAATAATTTTTCTGAACCAAAAATAGAAGATATTGCAGAAAATGACGGCTTATCACTACATGACTTTAAAGCATGGTTCAGAAAAGCTGACTTATCAAAACCAGTTGCAATTATACAATTCACGAAATTCAGATACTAAGATGTCAAAAATAAATAGAGAAAAACTGAGAACTTTAATCATCAATAAAATATGCAGTTTTGGCGATGGTATTACAGAATTTCATTCACGACATGTACAAGAATTAATCTATTGGATTAAAGATTTGGAAGACAAACTAAAACTTTCACAGCAATGGATTTCAGTAGAGGATAAAGTTCCAACAGTAAATGAAGATGACAAATTTGATTTGAAATATGGATTTTCAAAAGAAGTAATTGTGAAGATGAGAGATGGAACGTATGCAGTAGGGATTTATTGTAAAAACTCTAATTCATTTTCGTTGAAAGGTTCAACATTAGCTTATAGAATAACACATTGGAGACCAATTGAAATAAATTAAACAATTCACGAAATTTAGATACTGATATAAATTGAATCGGTTTGCTGCCAGTGCGTTCAGAGAAAGTAAAAAAAGTAAGCTATATGCAGAAATGAATGGGAAACCGACTACCACGAGCAAAAAGACTCCGAACTGGATATACAGGAGTTTTTTATAAAAAAAACTAAATAACTAATATGAAAACAGGATCAGAATTAATTGCTGAAGAAAGAAAACGGCAAATTGAAGAAGAAGGTTTTGCTGTAAAACATGATTCACAGCATACTAATGGTGAATTATCAAGAGCAGGAGCCATATATGCATTATCAGCAGATGAAAGAGATGCATTTTTTGTAGCAGATCCTTGGCCATGGGATTTACATTGGTTTAAACCTACTCCAAACGACAGAATTAGAGAACTAACCAAAGCCGGTGCATTGATAGCTGCTGCTATCGATGTGATTTTAAACTCAGAAAAACAATAATATGAAAATAGGAACTAAATCAATTTTATTTGGGGCGCATCAGTTTTTATTGCACCCGGTATTTGTGGCATGGGCATGGATTCAGTTGTACGGCTTTCCGTGGGATCCTCGTGTATGGATTGCATTTTTTGTACATGACTTAGGATATTGGGGTAAGCCTAATATGGATGGACCGGAAGGAGAAACGCATGTGGAACTAGGTGCAAGGATAATGCATTTTATATTCGATGGAATGGAGCGGGTACAAATGACTGAAATATTCCCTTCTATACAACGATTTGTAGAATTACGAAAAGCGGGATGGCATGTGGTTGATTATGGTGATAATGCAGTTACATACGAACGTATGGAACAATCTACCAAATGGAGGGACTTTACGTGTTACCACTCGCGCTACTACGCTAAGAAGAACAATGCTCAGCCTTCGAAACTTTGCTTCGCGGATAAACTGGCTTTCTCGTATTTTCCACGCTTTATATACATTCCAATGGTATCAATGACTGGTGAGATAGTTGAGTATATGAAACAGAAAGATGAATACAAGTACAAACCATCTAAATGGAAACCAACTTTGATTGAAAAACTGATGTGGCATGAACGGGTGGACCGGCACAATAAAAATTGGGTGGCGGAACATAGAGACGGCCGGATAGATACCTGGACGAATGCTAATCGAAATACTACCGGTCCACTGCATGTGTTGCGGGAGGATGTGTACACTAATGACGAAACCAATGAAATGGTGGGGCGGATGGTAAGAAAATAGCACTTCGACTCCGCTCAGTGACCCAGTGAACTAAATAATAACTCAATAAAAATAGTATGTGGAAAACAACATTAAAACATCAGAATGAACTTAACCACGATCGAGTGGAAGAGATGACGCACGACTTTGGTAGTGGTGTGAGAGTGATAACGAACTTCCCCAAAAAAAATACATGCTTAATGCATGGCGAAATAGTAGTTGGTGAACATGATTTGGTAGAAGATACCGAGAACTATACTCAGTATTTGAATAACGTAAATAGCGAAGTAAACCCTCAAAAATAAGAATACAATGGTAGAAACTAAGAATACGGAGATCAGGTATAAAACTACTGACCCAAAGCGAATGATAAATAAGTACACTGTAGGTAGAGTGCTTAAAAGTTGGACTGAAGATTTCGTAGACGAAGGTACGGGAGATGTAGTGACAATTGAAAGAAATGAAGTTCTATTTGAACGTGGAACATTGATTACTCAGGACGTATTAGCGCAATTGAAATTTCACAAGGACGCAGGTGATATTACAGAGGTAGAAGTAAGCAATCAACGTCGGGTAGCATTTGAATATGAAAATACTTCCATGCGCCCATTTCTTGCCATTGCTGACATGGATGGTAAGAAAAAAAAGTTTCTTTATTACGCTACAAAAATAGCCACAGCATTAATCCTACTGAAGGATTATATAGAGTTGAATTACTCTACCGGTTTCTTCCTAACTTCTATAAGAGAGTTTGAAACGAACATTATTCTGATCGATACACTCAAAAAAGTAAATCAGGATGATAATGTGGAAGAGGAAGAAAATCAGAACGAACAAAAGAAATTCTACCAGATAGATTTCAATGTTGAAATTGATGGTGAACAGGTAACTACCAATTCAGCCGTGGTGCATACGTTGAACGTGGATCGTGCAATGATGCTTATAAACGACTACCTGATTAAAAATGAGAAGCGCAGAGCTGACGAAGCCAAAGAGAAAAATAGAGATTATACTGTACAGACTTACAGCACTTCTATAGAGTCGGCAAAACCCATTCCAATAGGTGTATATATTTCAAGAGAATTTTCAGAAGCATACGCCAACGAATAAAATCCCCCTACCCTATTATTATAGCACAGCCGGCGCAAGTTGGCCGTGCTGTTTATCCCCTACATGGAAACACTGGAACTAATCAGGCAAATGATAGCCGAAAATATAGCTGCTAATATTCGCCCGACACATGCGATAGAAATTGAGGTGATAAAACGCCAACCGGAAGCAGCTAATGATCTGCCGGTATTGGAACGTATGGGAATGATAAAGATGGGGCCGACGATAAATAGTAGGTACATAATTATCAGTGAACAGTAAACAGTTATCAGTAAAATAGTATGATTGAAAAGAAAAAAGCGGTAGAAGGTGAATTTGTAGTGCTATCATTATTTGATGGTATGAGTTGCGGTCAGATAGCACTTACTGAGCTTGGGAAAACTCCTACAACGTATTACGCCAGTGAAATTGATAAACATGCTATTGCCCAAACACAGTTCAACTTCCCGAATACTATACAACTTGGTAGTGTGGTGGATGTGGATGTGAATAAATTGAAGTATGTGAATGCATTGTTGGGTGGTAGTCCGTGCCAGTCGTTCAGTTTTGCCGGGAAGCGGAAGGGAATGGCAACGAAATGTGATGTTGAAATTTATACCCTTGAAAAATACTTGGAGCTAAAAGAACAAGGTTTTGAGTTTGAAGGGCAAAGCTACCTATTCTGGGAGTATATGCGAATACTGACAGATATACGCAAGTACAATCCGAATGTAAAGTTTCTACTTGAAAACGTAGAAATGGGGAATAAATGGGAGCGCGTACTTAGTGAAGCTATTGGCATTTATGGTGTACATATCAATAGTGCATTAGTATCAGCACAGAACCGTAAGCGCATTTACTGGACGAATATACGGACCAAACAAGTAGGATTGTTTGGTGAACTACATGCCGACATACCACAACCGAAAGATGAAGGTATTTTGCTGCGGGATGTATTGGAACGTGATGTGCCGGAGAAGTATTACTTGAGTGATAAAACATTCAACTATCTAAGTAATAGAAGTGATTTAAAACAAAAAAATGGTTGCGGTTTTAAATTTGATGTTAAAGATAATTTGGAATCAAAAAGCAGTAGCATAGGAATAAAATATGGTGCCGGTAGATTAGATGATACTTATGTAAAAGTAGACAAACAACTAAATCCAAAATCCGATCAAGAAAAGGCCAGTTGTTTCACAGCCGGAGCGCACAGTGGCGGTAATCATTCGGATATGGATTTGATATGTGTATCGATGGTAGGCCGTAAACTTGACGAAAACGGAACACGCAAAGATAATGACCCGGACATTAAAGCAGCTCAACGCTTAGAACCAAATTTAAGCGGAAAAACAAACTGCTTAACGAGTGTACAGAAAGATAATTTAGTGGTTTGTTTGACACCAAAGCGAACTGATTATGGTAAGCAGATACGCAAGCAATACGAAGCCGGAGAAGTTTCGGCCATGCGCAAAGAAGTGAGCCAGTTGGAGCCACGAGAAGATGGTAAAACGAATACGATTACCACTGTACAAAAAGATAACCTGGTAATACAACTTAACCCTAGCAAAGAAAGTGGCGGAGTACAACCCTACCAACAAAATAGAGTGTACGACCCGAACGGGATAAGTCCATGTTTGAATACAGATTCAAGACCACATGCAATAATTACCCCCTGCGATTACCGACATGATGAAGGTGTGAGAATGAAACAAGACGGTAAAACCGGTGCTTCGACAGGCTCAGCAACCGATGACGAAAGTTGCGGACAATTGGTAAAAATTGAACAACGATCTCATGGATTTAATAAAGGTGGTAGCCACTTCGAAAAATCACCAACGGTATTATGTTCGAATGATTGGGCCGGTAATAATGTACTTCATGCTGAGTCACGTATTCGTCGGCTAACGCCAACCGAAGTGGCACGACTTCAAACCGTACCTGATTGGTATATATGGGCTTGCTCAGATACACAGATTTACCGAATGTGTGGTAATGGATGGACAATAAAAGTAATAATGCATATACTATCTTTTTGATGAAAACAATTTACATTTCAATTCCAATGACAGGATATGATATGCGTGAACAGAGAGCTACGGCACTGGCATGGCAATGGTATTTTGAGAAGATTGGATATACGGTTATTAATCCTTTCGAATTGGCTGATCAGTTGCGGAAGTCGTTTCTGGAAATTGCCGGTTGTGAACCTACTGAAGCGGAGTATCTGCATGAGGACTTAATGAACCTACATATTTGTACAGATATATTCCTGTGCAATGGTTGTACAGAGTCATACGGATGTATGGAAGAAGTAGACAAATCCATAGAATATGGGTTGAAATTCAGTTTTGAAAAAGATTATAAAATTATTGATCCTTATGGAATTATACATAGAACAACCGCGCTTAACGCGTAATGCCAAGAACGGGCGGATATTGCCGGGGCATGTGCCGGCTAATAAGGGGAAAAAGTGGGGAGATTATAAGGTACCAAAGAAAAGCCGAAAGAAGATACTTGCTAACCTAACCAACGAAGGCCGAAAGTTGGGAGCACTGGCCAGTAAGCCGAGTCTGTGCATAAAGATAGTAGGGATAAAGAACGGTGAGTTTTTCGGCATGTTTGAAAGTGCTGCAATGGCGGAAATACTGCTAAAAGCAAAAGGAATGCAACTTAGTGCTACGAATATACGCCATTGCTGCAAAGGTAAGCGAAAGAGTGCCGGCAGTGTGCAGTGGTTTTATGAAACGGATTTTGAGAAATGGAACAAATTGATAGTCGATACTTCGACTACGCTCAGTAACCCTAGTTGATAGTATGTCAGGAAATACAAACAAAATAATAGCATTTAATTACTTCGGTGGAAAATTCACCTGGTTGGATCATTTGTATGCCAACTTCCCGAATGATTTTACACATTTGGTAGATGTATTTGCAGGAAGTATGTGCGTATCGATTAATTACAAGGGGAATGTAATTAAAACGGCCAACGAGATAAACGCAGATATCACCAATTTCTTTGAAGTGCTGAGGAACCATGAGTCGGAACTTGTACGATTGCTATTACTAACACCATGTAGTAAGTTAGAATATAATAACTGTTGGATAAACTCCGACAATAAAATAGAACAGGCACGTAGGTTTTATGTACGTGTACGACAATCTTTCTTTTCATTGGGTGCACAGACAAAAAATAAAGGTTGGCACATGGCTAAATCGCATGTAAATGCTGCGGGCGGTGAAACGGTGAGTAAATGGAACAATGCTATAGAGAAACTTCATGATGTGGCGGAAATAATCAGATCCAATTTTCAGATAATAAATCATGATTTTATGGATTGCATTGATAAAGTAGATTTTCCGAAAGCATTCTTTTATTGCGATCCACCCTATCCGGAAGAAACGCGAGCTAGTAAAAACGATTACAAGTACGAGTTTAGCACCGAAAAACACATACAGTTATCCGAGAAACTGCACAGCATTGAAGGAATGGCCATGATAAGCAGTTACAATTCGGAATTGTACAACGAACTGTATAAGGACTGGCGAAAGGTGGAGTTTCCGGTAAAGAAGAATAATATACGCAGTGGCGAAGTGCAGGAGGTTATTTGGATGAATTACGATAAGAAACAAAACGATTTATTTACAAAACATACAATTTAGAATTATGGAAAACACAATTATGGCAGAAGCCAAGACAATTAGAGAGCTTCGGGATTTTTTGGCAACGGTGCCGGATGAATTTTTGGACCGCAAGTTTGTGGTGCATGAAGAAGAGGAAGTACACTATGTACATGTTTTGGAGGAGAACACCGAAGATATGCTATACGATCCGGAGAATGCGGACACGGGAAATATGACACTGAAGGAATGGGAAGAGTATTACCCAGAAGTGAGTATTGAAAATTTGGTGGTCGGCATACCAAAGGGATGTCCGCTATTTACTGAGAATTTTTGAGTGATTTAGGTTGGTAAAATTGAAAAGTAGTATGATTGAATTTGATAAAAATAATTTCCCAATTATTCAGAAAGTAAAAATATACGTTGAAAGTGGATTAAACATAAAAAATGCTTGCAAAAAAATTGGTAAAAGCAAATATTTATGTTTCAAAAATGCTACTTCAGAAGAAAAAAAAGAAATTTATGCAATTCTAAAGAAGCATTATTATAGAAATTCAGCAAAATATTTATCGAAAAAAAAAGAAATAAATAGTTGTGATATTGATGATATTCTTGAAAAAATAATTGAAACAATTAAACAAGGTAATTGCTTATCAAAAGCGTGTATAATAAACAAAATAGCCTTAAACAAAATAAAAAAATATCTAACTAAAGATCAGAAAAAAAGAATAGATGAAACAAGTAAGGAATATTATCTTTCTAAGAAGTCTTTATATACTGATGAATTATTTGAAAAAATAAAATTGTCAATTCAAGAAGGAAATTCATTCCATAAATCATGTAAAAATAACAATATTTCAAATGAAACAGATTATAAAAATCACTTGTCAGAAAATCAAAAATTACAACTGAAAAAAATAATATTTGAAATTCAATTGAAAAAATACCCTGAAATTTAATCACTTTGTTCGACAAAATAACCATACGCGCCAAAGTTTCGAATGATGAGTGTGTGCATTTAGCACAGATTCATCATTTGCAGTCGTGGACTAACGAGAGAGGTACACAGGTAGATTATCGTAGTAGCGTTAATTACAAGAAGTTTACCGGCATATCGGTGAAGATACAGAATAACACGGTTACACTGAGTACTTCGCTGCATAAGTACTGGAACGATCGGAATTTCGGTCAGCTCAGGAACGATACTGTATTTACGATCTCGGAAGCTAAGGCAGCTTTCGAGATGTTGCTGTTTGAAAATGGTTTGCTTCCACAGAAAACAAAGGTGGTCCTATTTGAAATTGGCCTAAACATGCCGGTGAGTTATGACCCTATCACCTTTATAGAACTGGTACGCTATCTACCACGCAAAAATGACATCAAAGAAAACAAGATTATGTTTATTGATGCTAACTATAAGATCAATCGCCAAAAAACGTCGGAGAAACATAAGGATATACGGCGGTACTTCAAAATTTATGATAAGACGTGGGAGATGAAGGAGAAGAAGAGAAGCACCTCACCCCCGACCCCTCTCCTTGAGGAGAGGGGAGATAATACTGCTAAGGAAAAAAACATACTACGGATTGAGACTGTATACCGAAGGAAGAATGAAAGGAGTGATAAATTCTTTACGGATGAGAATATAAATCGCCTGGTGAAGAACTTTTGGATTGATTGGAAGGACCTGTTTTTTTTTCGCACTGTACGAGCCTATAAGGGCGCACGTAAGAGTGAAGTGGAAAGGGCGAGTATCATTGTCAATAACGGTACTGAGTCGTACTTAGAGCAAACAAAAGCGGATTTTGAGAAGGGAAAGATAACTGCGAAGCAATACCGTACCATCCGGGAGTTTATACGTGACTATGAAGTGGATAGCAGACGGTTTAAAACAATCACTTCACCGCAAGAAAATGAATATAACTCGTTGTTATTCAGTATATATGATATAACCCGTAAATAATGCCCATAAAGGCATATATAAATAACTGATAATCAACGATAGAAAAAATACTATAATTGATTATCAGTATATTAATAAAAGGAATTGGCTACTTTATAGAGCCAATTCCTTTTTTTTTGCTTCACTTCGACTTCTTCACTTCGACAAGCTCAGTGACCACAGTGACCACAGTGACCACAGTAACCTTATAATGATTACTTATAAAACTATGTAGCTTGTACTATACTTCCCAACAGGAAGCGGGAATGAAATTCACGCTCTGGGGGGAAGAAACTGTAATTTAATTCATAATTATTAATTCATAATTCATAATTAATGGAAAGGAATATTCTTTGTATTAGGTAGTTAGGAATGAATAATAAATTATTAGAATGGTTGAAAAGTCTAAAATAGAGAGAAATAGAACTTCGACTACGCTCAGTTACCTAATGATGTGATAATTATTGGGGTATAAGCAATAAAAAACACCTATCAAGTGAATGATAGGTGTTATTGTACTTCGACTTACTTCGACTTACTTCGACAAGCTCAGTAACCGAGATTAAATTAGATTTAAAACATAGAGTTTATTTTATCCATGGAGTCTTTTACTGCTTTGGTGAGTTCTTCATCTAGGTTTACTTTAGTTTCGGTTTGTTTGGCAAGAACGAAAGGAATTAGTTTTGAAACGAGTGCAAATTGTACATCTATATCGAGCGCTTCAAATTTATCTTTAAACTTTTTGTTTTTCATTTTTACGAATACAAAATCACATACAAGTTCCATAACTGCATTTTTAAGTTGTGCAGTTGTTTTGTTTTGTGTTCCTTTTTGCCTACCTCCTGTTTTAATCTTCTTTGCAATCTTCTTTGCAGTAGGTTTAGGTGTTTCGATTTTGATTTCATCGTTAGCTTGTTGCGGTTGTTCGGGATTCTTTTTCATTGGTGTTGGTGTATACGTTTAAATGCAAAATACGCACATAGAAATGGTTAGGCAATGTTTGCTAATAATAAATTGACAACGTGGGCAAAAATAGCGGTCAGAAATGTGGATTTTTGATTTCATTTTGACTCACCATGAAAGAAACCAACCGAAATATATCAGCATACGCAAAGAAGTACGGTAAAACAGCACAGAAAGACCGTAAGAAAGCCAATAGTGAGAATTTTTCAGACAACGATCTGGGAAGAAAACAAAACCTATTGATGTCGTTTTACAACTGTTGGAACTCACTTTCACAGCTCAGGACTGATATAAGACGTAATGAAGAATTCGTTTATGGCGATCAACACAGCGACACAGTGTATGATCATAAGAAAAAACGACGCATCACAGAACGCCAGTTATTCATAGAACAAGGATTACAACCATCTCAGTACAATATCATACGCAACGTTTTACGCACCATTGTGGGTGTATGGTCCAGTAACAAGACTTTACCCGTTTGCGTAGCTCAGAAAGAAGAACATCAAGCCGAAAGCGATGTACTTACAGCCACACTCCATACAGTATACAGAAAAAATGAACTTTGGAAGTTTAGATACTCTCAACTCGTTCAATTACTCATTTCCGGCCTAATGATCACTAAAAACCATTACGTGAACCGTGACGGTGACAGTGACATAGTGAACGATTACATTTCCCCCTTCAATTTCTTTGTGGATAATACCATGAAAGACCCACGATACAAAGATTGTAGCCTAGTGGGTTGCTTTTATGACATGTCGGTAGATGATATAGTGGGTATGTTCTCCAAAGGCAGCAAAGTACGTGCTGAGAAGATCCGCAGTTTTTACCGTGGAGCAGATAAAGAACGCATGTATGAAATGACACAGACGTTCACCGACCAACGATTAGAGAAAGATTTCTTTGTTCCCGGCATTGAAGCCTTTGGGATGGGAAGAGTTATTGAAGGGTGGAGAAAAGAAAGCGGTGAATGCTATTGGATTCATGACTATTTGAATGGTGAGTATTACCCGGACTTCAAAATAAAAGAGTACGAGATAACCGCCGAGAATAACCGCAGGATAAAAGAACAGGCAAAAATGGGAGTATTACCAGAAGATATGCTATTGATTGAGTACGAGTGGGGAACGTCAAGTTATTGGAAATACTACTTTATGACTCCATTTGGAGAAGTATTGGACGAAGGTATCAATCCATTCTGGCACGAAAAACCACCGATTATCTTTGAGATACACGAATTCTTTGTTGGTAAAATTTACCCATTCGTAAAGGACCTGATCGATACACAAAAACAAGTCAATAAACTTTCGGCCATTTCGGAACTTCTATCCAAGTATAGTGCAAAGTCATTGCTGTTTATGCCAACTTCAGCTATTGATGAAGAAAGTGGAGGTATAGAAGAGATTGAACGTAAAATGACTGATTACGATGCAGTAATACCATACAATGGAAAGACAGGCGATCCAAAACCTGAGTTTGTAAATACCGTAGCGCAAGCCTTCACCCCACTGAATGTAGTAAATATGTACTTACGCTTGAGCGAAAACGTGAGTGGCGTGTATGGAGCTTTGCAAGGTTCGGCACCAACGGCCGGAACACCCGCGCAGATGTATGCACAGCAAAGTCAGAACTCAGCAACGAGTTTGAACGGAATATTTGAGTCAGTAAATTCTTTTGTATTGAGATGCGACAAAATGAATGTACAGCTGATGCAACAGTTCTATAAAGGTACTCGCTATATTTTTGATAAAGGATCAGGAAAACGATTACTTTACGATGAAAACAGAGTGAAAAATATTGACGTGGAAATATCAGTATCAGAAAATACCGATACACCCGCTTACCGGTTGATGAAAAATGATTTACTGTTTCAGTTGAAAGACTATGATACTAACAACGTACTGGATTTACGCGGATTACTAGAAGCCGGTGATTTGCCTTTCAAAGATCAATTGCTAAACTACATCAACAAACGCGAAACAGAAGCCAAAGAAGCAGCACAAGCCGGTCAACCTATACCACCCGGACAACCAATGCCACCAGAATTACAACAGCAGTTAGGACAGTATCAGTTTGCACCGGAAGTGAAGGAACAGTTAGCGGGAATTAATCAGTAAAATACCTCACCCCCAACCCCTCTCCTTAATGAGAGGGGAGAAAGAAAGGATCATGAAAAAGTATACAAAAGTTGAGATTAAATTCAATAAGAAAAAAGGATATTATATAATCTCAGTTGAATATAAAGAAGATGTATGGGAAACTGGATTTTCAGGAGCAAAAATTTATATAATTGGTAATTACTACGTACTAACTCAATGGGGAAGCGGAGAACCAATAGCTGTTTTTACGAACAAACAAGAAATAAAAGATTATTTTTCAAAAAAGTACAATTTTACTCCGGTTATAATTGATTAATAAAGCATGAAGAAGACAGTAGAGATAAAAGGAATAACAACTACATCGATGTACAATGATGGTGATTGTATGAGTGTGGTGAATATGCGCAAAAAGAATGGCGTATTTAAACCTGTATCTCCACGAAAAGCGATTTATACACTGGCCAATAAGTATGATGAACTATTTGTACACCAATTACCATCTACTGGTGAAAACTGGATAGGTGTGAGAAGTGGGAAACTTTGGTACATTCAAAACATAGGAACACCAGGGCAAACCGATACAGAGTTATGTACGGTTGCATCTGTTCCTTCCATTACACAGATCGGAAATATTTTGAATGTACTTGATACAACCGGACTGAAATATATTTTGTGGTACGATAATGAGTATAAACTTATCGACTCCAATTTTGACGGTGACCAAACCAGTACAGCAATAGGACCGGTAAAAGTAGATTTGAAAGTAGATGGTGAACTAGATGCAAGCGGTTATGTAAAGACACGAGCTTACAGAAGCGATGCACAATTCAGTTATGCTACCAATGCCGACGCCAATACAGATGATAATAGAAAAGTCCGTGCTTTTATTTACGACGGACTACATGCAAAAGCATTAGCCGGAATAAAGACAGACGGTTTTTTAAATGGTTTTGTCATGGCCATTACTGCATTGGAATTGTACGACGGTTCATTTATCATGCACTCAAACCCTGTATTGCTGAATCAATCCTTTGACAGATCAACACGCTATCAGGTTGCGGTGAATGCGATCAATTATAATTACCTGGACAAGAAAGCCGTATTTCAGCCCGGTAACATTCCACTAAACGAAACTGTCATCAATAACGATGGTTATGCAAACATTGGAATACCAACAGGAATCAGTTTTGCATTTGCACCCAATTCAGGTGACAGAATAGGAACACAGGTTTATTCCATACCTAGTGTATTAGGATTTTATGGAAAAGTAGAAAATAATAACGAGGTAGCAAATAAATACCTTTGGTTACTGGCCAGTTATAACCGGTTGAAATTTAAAGTCAACGCAACGATAGATCAGAAATACAAGTCGCTGATCAAATCAATGTCGGTTTTTATCACACCCGAAATAACGCTGTACAAAACACCAAATGCAAAGAACTATGAATTTGTAGGATATGCACATTTTTCAGATTCAGGAGCATACCACGAAGTACCTGAGAACTATCTTCCACCACTGAAAACAGATGTAGAGCTTTACAAAGAACTGACAGCTAACCAACAATTCTACAAAGTAAAAGAAATACCATTTGATGAACTTG